CGCGGGGTAATGAAGGGGAATGGCTATGATACCGAAAGTATCAGCAGCGTTTCCGCTACAGTTGCCGCTGCGATCACCGCTGGGTCGAATGTCGTCGTCACGCCCTCCACCGTTTCTGGATTCGCAGTCGCCGATGAAGTGAAGATCGAGGGGCTGTCGTCCGGCGTGAGGAAATCAGAGACTCAGGTCATCAAGGCCATATCCACCACCATCACTCTCGCAACCGTGTCGAATAACTACGACGCGGGAACCGTGACGCTGATCCTTGTAAACACCGCCCTGAAAATCCTCAAAAGCCTGAATGCGATCGGCGCAGCCGCGAAAGCAGCTGAAGCCGGGATGCTGGCGATCACCCCGAACAAGAGCGACCTCGCTGAAAGCCTGAGAGAGCAGTACTACGGAAGCGAGGAAACGCAGGGAGGGCTGTGGGCCATCGCTCACCTGTCCGGTTTCCTTGTGGACGCTGTGTCGAGCGTGAGCGGTAGAATCCGATCCTACACGTCGCAGAATACCGATCTCGAACCGAAGATCACGCTGGAGATGGATCTGTGATACAGATTCAGTTCGCATGGGCTGGCACGAACGAATGGATCGCGGATCTCAGCCGTCTCGGAAGGGATCTGTCCTACGGGATCTGGCAGCGCGTGGGACGGCAGATCATCGATGATTTCCACTCGGTCGAGGCCAAGCTGATCATGTCCGGTGGGTCGTCCGGCAAACATGGTGCGTGGGCTGCATTGACCCCGAAGTATGCCGCATGGAAGGCCAAGAACTATCCATCGAGCGGGATCATGATGCTGACCGGTAGCCTGTTCCTGTCGCTGATGGGTAGGCATCCAGACGCGATCCAGAGCGTGATGACTCTCCCAGGTGGAGGGGCCGTGATCCGAATGGGAACCGCAGTCACGTCGAAGGATGGGTTCGATTATCCAACGGCACACCAGAGGGGAGCGAAGGGTCACAAGGCGAGCGCGCGGATGGTTGCTCGGAGGACGATCGATCCCACGGATCATCAGGTGCAGGGGTGGTACAGAATCATCCAGCGTGAACTCGTAAAGTCGATCCAGCGGAACACGAAATCGTTCAGCCATGTTTCGCTCGGACAGGGCAGGATAGACACCGTTGGGGGTAAGATCGTATGACCACATTCGCCGGGAAACTCATGGAGCCGGTGCTGCTTCAGATCAGAAGCATTCTCCAAACCAATCTCCCTACGATGATTGCCACGATCAACACGGAGCATGAATCCGAAACGGATGCGTTCGCATTGGAGAATCCGCTTCAGTATTACATCGGGCAGCTGCAGGTCGTGAACCAAGTACCCGCAATCGTGCTGTGGCCCATCGGTGACGCATCCGCTGAGTGGTCGAACGACACGATCCTGTTCAAGCCGAGGATCACGATATGGGCCGCGATCACGGACACCGACGAAGAACGGCTCAACAGAAAGATGTACCGGATGCAGGACGCTATCATCAGGACGCTGAAGAACACGGACGATCTCGAAGGGCAGGTCGATTTCTACGATATCGTGGGTGTGGATTTCAGATCACCGTGGCCCATAGCGGACGCGAGTTTCTGCAACGCGCACGGCGTCGTGATTGAAGTGAACCATGAAGAAACTGTTTAGGCTGGTACTGATTATGGCATGGCTCTCAGGCTGGTCGGCAAGGAAAGAGATCACGATTCCGACTGTCACGTCCGAGCAGACAGACATCAACGTGGAAGTGCAGATCACCTACGATTCGCAGATGAAGTCCGATTTCGCGGACATCAGGTTCACGGATTCGGATGGCGGGACTGAGTTGTACCATTATCGATGCACATATACTGCATCGACGGAAGCCGTGTTCATGGTGAAAGTGCCTGTCATACCAGTAGCCGGGAAAAGTATTTACTTATATTTCGGGAACGCATCGGCAGAATCGGCGTCGGACGGCCCAACACGTTCCCGCTGTTTTCTGATTTTGCCGATTGGGCTGGCGTAGATTCGGCGAAGTGGACCGAAACCACGCCGGGGATGGTTGCTCAACAGGCTGGGTATGTAAACTGGTCAGGGTATAATAGAGGCCTTACGTCAAAGACAGCTTTCGGTGCGTACTATGGATTTGTAATGCGTGTCGCGAAATCATCGAACGGAGGATCATACCTTCGTGTCGCATTCGGGAACAAAACAGCTAATTACCTTATGGGGTATGTCGATTCTCAAGGGGCATCTGTTTATCACCGATGGGATGTAAACGGAGAAACTGGAGTAGACGCTCCAGACATGGGCCTGATTGAATGGGTGTACATTCGAGTCGAACGAACCTCTCCGATACGCACAAGATTCTGGTACAATTGGGGGTCTGATTATGATTTTGCACATCCGGCGCATTCGTACACAGTAGAAAGAGCGCTGTGGCTGTACCACGGATCTACCGCGTACCCGTCAGTCACGACGTCAATAGATATCGCATACGTATATAAACTTCCGCAGGACGGGACGGTAATAGGATCGCTCACACCAAGTTCGGTCACGACGTATGCAGGTAAATTGTGGAGAGCCACGAAGCTGGCGTATCAGCCGAATGGAGAAGATTGGGGAACAGCATCCGTTCCCGGTGAGAATGATGAAGTGAAAGCGGTTTCGTTCGGGCCTCTGCTTCAGGTTCAGGACGTGATACCGGATCCATGTTCAGGGTGGGTTTTTCACACCTACTTCATCATGGCGCGGAAGCACGTGAGACCAGAGATCGAGATCCCGCTCAGATACTCAGGTCGATTCTGGTCGTTCGTCGCTCAGCTGATGGGCGCCGATTCGGTTTCTGGATCCGATCCATACACGCATCTGATGACGCTCATTGAGGCGATCGATGGTGCGAATTTCTACGGGACGCTGGCTGCGTCGTTCGGTACTGTGGCGACCGGGATTGTTGAGTGGCCCTCATTCAAGCCGGTAGGGTTCTCGATATCCGGCCCAGATGAAGGTGGGTTTATGTCGCTCGCCGTGAGGGGTATCGGAGACAGGATCGAGACTGATGGCGGGGCAGCGACGACCTACGCGAACATGACCGCGGTCACGCACATCCAGCAGTCGAGTGCTCTACCGCTCAGGGTTCCGTTCGGAGGGTTGAGGCTCAGGATGAATGACCAATCCGGCGTGGCCTTGTCGTCCTCGGATTACGTGAAGGTGAAGCGGGTCGCTTTCGATTTCGAGCGCACGTTCGCGGAAGAGTTCTGTTCGAGAGCATTGCAGTCGAGGCAATGGGAAACCGATGAACCGATTGAGGATGGGATCCCCGATACGAAGATGATTCTGATTCTGCCGGATCTCGAAACGTCGAGGCTCAAGACACACGCGGATGGGACGCTGAAGAAAGCGGATTTGTACTTCCAGTTGAACGATAATTATGATGTGCTGATAGAACTGCCCTCACTTCAACCCATCCCCGCGCCGGTGAGCAGGAAAGGACAGGGCAGGACGAGCCATGAAATCGCGTACGCGGCAGCGAGATCCGTGTCGAATCCGACCGGGATGGCGTTTGCCGATTGGAGACTCACGCTCCGCGACGGGTGGGGAACATCGTACATAGCAACCACGTAAGGAGACGAACATGAGAATCGGTGTGGCGAAGGACAACGCAGGGATCTCTCTCAATGGGAAGTTCCAGCCTCTCGAAAAATCGGATGCGAAGGATCGGGCCGTTTTGATTGTGAAGGGGCATGAATACTACGTGCCTGACCAGTATGACTTCAATCACCCCGGCGCGCTGTTCGTCGAGAAGATTGAGAAAAAGAAGGAGACCAAATAAATGGGACAGATTACGACGAAAGGTGCGGTTCTCGCCTACAAGCAGTTGACGGGCGGGACGTGGGGAACCCCTGCTGCCGTTGGAGCGGAAGATCAGATCCTCGCAACGACCGGCCCTCCGCTCGGCGAGAATCGTGAAATCCACATGAGTCCCGAAGCAGGGTTCGCGTGGCATCAGTACAGTCAGGGCGGGAGAAAGGTGCTCGGATTCGATCTGGCGATCCCGCTCCGGTACTCAGGCCGGATGTGGTCGTTCATCGCTCAGATTTTCGGTCTGGACACGAAGACCGGCGCCGGGGATCCCTACACGCACGTGATTTCCCTGATCGAAGCGATCGATGGATCCGACCTGTTCGGGACGCTGGCCCTTCAGCTTGGCCCCGCGAGCGGAGAACTGCTCCACGGATGGCCTGCAGTGAAGCCGTATGGGTTCGTTCTTTCCGGTCCGAATGGACAGGGGTTCATGGATCTCAGCGTGAGCCTGATCTGCGACAAGCTGCGCGAAGGCGCGGACGAAACCACTCACACCACAGCTGCGTTCGACAACGTGACGCACATGGCGATCTCCACCGCGCTCCCGCCGATGGTTCCGTTCGGTGCGCTCAGGCTCAGAATGAACGCGCAGACAGGTGACGCGCTCGCGGCCGGCGACAACCTGAAGGTGAAGAAGTTCACCTATTCGTTCCGCAGAAGGGTCGAGCAGGAATGGGTGAACCGTCAGGCGTACGCGAACGAGTTCGAAACCGACGAGCCGATCGAGGACGGGATCCCCGAAGAAATGCTCTCTCTCGAAATGGGAGACATCGTGAGCCTCACCCATTTCGATGCGTTTCAGGATCAGACCGAACAGAAAGTGGAAGCGTATTGGGCGCTGGATGCGAGCCACGATATCAAGCTGGAACTCCCGCGCCTGAAGATGCTCGCTCCTGAAGCACTCTTTCAGGGGCAGGGCCGTATTCCGAAGACGCTGAAGTTCCAGCCGATGCTCGCCTCGGCTGCTCCGACCGGGATGACCGTGACGAACAGCACGATTACGCTCAGGGATCCGAACAGTTCTGCTTACGAATAAAAGATCGGGGGAACAATGGAGATCGGGAAACTAAACGAGACGACCGTGTGGGTGAAGTACCCCGGCAAAGCCGGTGACGAGTACGAGATCAAGTACACCACGGACGACACGATCAGGCTCGAATTGATCAGGGACAGGAAAGCGTCGAAAGAAGAAGGGTACGACGATCGTGGCCCTGATGGATGGTACAACCGTGTGATCTGCAAAGCGGTCGTCAGCTGGCGCGGGATCACGGAGGATGGAAAGCCGTGGCCCTGCACAGAGGAAAACAAGAAGAAGTTTTTCTCCAAGTTCGTAGGGACGAGAGGCGATTTTGTATTCGCGAAGTCGAAAGACGAAGCCCTCTTTCTCGGCGAGACCGTGGAGGAAGATCTAAAAAACTGAAAGCCTTCCTCGATCATCAGCTGGACTACCCGTACGCAACGGTAGAGTATTATGACAAGTTGATCGAGGAAGGCCACGACCGCGACACCTACGAGAAGTGCAAGGAAGAACTGCCGAAGCTGAGCATCACGAATATGCTGGCTGTGAGGGTTTACAATCTGATGCAGACCGTGGAGGGTGTTGGGTTTTGGGACGTGCTCGGGGTGCTCGGCTTGGATATGACCAGAAGTGAAGTGTACGTGCTGTTCCTGAAGCTGATGAAGATCAAGGAAATCATCGCAGAGCATGAGCGAAACGCTATCAGAACGGACAGTATGGAGATGCAGTAATGCCGCTCGAAGTAAAAATGACCGCGAAGGACGAAGCCTCGCAAAAGATCAAGGCTGTTGGCGATAACGTCCGTGATTCGGTTAAGAAGGTAAATTCCGCGAACGAATCAGCCGCGAAATCGCATGGCGTTCATGGAAAGGCTGTGTCTGGCCTCGGCATGAATGTTGGCGATCTCATTAAAAAATTCAGCAATATGAATGCGGCGGTAATGGCTGCGACCGGAAGCATCGGTATTATCGGCAAGAAGCTGATCGATGCGACGAACATGACCGCAACGTACAGGGATAATATCGGGGATCTGTCAGAGAATCTTAATATTTCAAGGGAATTGCTTATAAATTTCGGGTATGCAGCAGAGAAGAGCGGATCATCGCAGGAAGTCGCCACGTCGTCGCTCACAAAATTCTCCAAAGCCGTGAAAGAGGGGCTGTCCGGCAATAAAGAACTCGCAACGACGTTTTCAAATCTTGGGGTTTCCCTCGTAAACGCCGATGGTAGCGCGAGAGGAATGGAGGAAGTGTTCGTTGATGTAGTCGAGCAGCTTGGAAAAGTCAAGAATGAAACAGACAGGACGTCGTACCTGTTCGATCTGTTTGGCAGGAGCGGCAATGAATTGAATAGGACGCTCGACGAACTCGGTAAAAATTACGATACGATATCGCAGAGGACGAAGGATCTCGGACTCCAGTTTTCTGATGAAGAGAGAGCGAAGGCTGATAAGTACAAGGATATGGTTCTGGATATGAAGTCGGCCTTCAAGGGTCTGGCTATGGAAGTTGGTGAAAAAGCCATACCTGCTGTGACCAAATTCATGGAGGTGATCACAAATATTATCGCACCGCCCTCCGAAGCAGAAGCCGCTCCCGGTACGTGGAAGAATAAGTATGCCGAAGAAATCAGGAAAAAGAACAGGGAACTCGAAAACGATCCTGCGATCAAGGCATTGAGAGAAAAAATGGGGCTGTCGAAGAAGACCACCACCAGCGGGGTTACTGGCGAGCCTTCTTCTTACTTCGATAACCGTACCGACAAAGACGACGCTGCCGCAGAAGCAGATATGCCGAATGAAGTGTGGGCGCCGGGGCAGTGGGCTTTTACAAAACGTAGAAATGAAAAACTCGAGCAGTTCAAGTTGGAAGGTGAACAGTCTGAAGAGCGGAAGAAGCAAGCCGAAGAAGTCGCCAAAAACAAGGTGAAGTGGGAAACGTGGGCCGCTGGCGTGATCGACGCTGCTGGAGAGGATATCGATAAACAGTACGAGGATTGGAATGAAAAACTCGGAGCAGTAGCGGACACGCTCACGTCGCAGGTCGGGAACGCGATGACCGAACTGATCCTGAAGGGCGAGGAATTCAACGTCACGATGAAAAAGATCGGGGAATCAATCCTCACTTCCGTCGTTGGCGGTCTTACTCAGGCAGCTGCGAGAGCGACGATGCTGTGGGGTATGAAGAAGATCTTCGGGGATCAGCCACAGACCGGATGGAAGGGCGATTTCCTGAGCGCGCTCGGTGGGAAGCACAGCGGTGGCGTGATGGGGCCGGTTCGCGTGTACCACGATGGAGGAATCGCTCCGAATGAAGTGTTCGCCAAGCTGCAGTATGGCGAGGGCATTATCCCGAAGAAGTCGATGGAAAAGATCGGATCCGCTGAGTTCGAGCGGATCAGGCGCGGTAAATCCGGCAGGAACATACAGCTGACCGTGAACGCGAGTTCGTTCGACGAGGATTTCGTTCGGCATAGATTGATCCCGATGATTGATCGAATCGAGAGGCGGGGCCGGTAGAGTGCTCAACACGAATGCCACATTCGATGCGTACAACGCGCTTCAGCGGAAGAAGCCCGTTTTTATCGTTCGGGTATACAATGCTTCCGAATCGGCGTTTCTCGATCAGAAGTTTTGTACTGGTACGTTCAATGACATCGATGCTAATTACGTAAAAGTTATAAAGCAGGTTTATTTCGAGACCATTGAATTCGATCCGACAAGAACTGATATCACGCCGGGAACGTGTACTCTTAAAATTCTTGATAAGACCGGTAGTCTTCTGACTATTGCTTCATCGAATCAGCTTCATGGCAGAAGATTTGAACTGCTGTATGGATATCAGGAGATGAACGTCGCTGATTTCATTCGGGTCAATGATTATTATATTAAGAATATTAAGTGGGAGGGTAAGATAGCGGTCGTTCTTGCTGAAGATGTGACCTCATACTTTGAAAAGTTTGTGCTTCGTCACTATGGAAAGACGCTGGCAACAGAGGAACTCGACCCCGGAGAAGCCGATATTCAAGTGGAGGAAGAAGCAGGATTCAACCTCCCAGTCGATACGACCGATGGGTATTGTGCGTGGGGCGACTCCGACTTGACCGTGAATAGAAGCCATGCCGCGCTGATGATTATCGGGGACGAGAAAAAGAATTGGGTCAGGTATCATAATCTCGGTGCGAACGTGATCTATGTCGGGCCGTCAATCGAAATAAATGATCTATTCAAAAATAACCGGCAGATCATTGAGCAGTTTTATTGCACGTCGTTTTTCTACGGCTCATTGATTCTCCAGATATTAACGACAAGTTCGGCTGGAGTAGGAACGAATGGGGATTTCGATCTTGCCATAGATGATTGGGGTCTTTACATCCTTGAATCGATGGTCGATAAGATTCAGATTATGAATGAAATGTATGAGCGGTATTGTAAGTGGGCTGAAAGCTACGCGACCGATGTTCCGTTCGCTATAATCAGAAGGAATGGGCTTGAGAGCAGCGAGAAGATAACGGCTTTTGAATTTTTCTCGGAATTGCTCGGCTACCTCCCGGCAAAGTTTTTTTTCACGGCGAATACGAAACTCGGTGTGAAGCTGGCGGATCCGTTTTCTGATGGAGAGGGCATCGCTGATATCTCGGATGATGATCTCGCAGGTGTCCCGTCGCTTGAGACAAGCGACGCTGGAATGGTGAACCAGATTGAACTCACGGAATGGAGCCAACACGCGGATGACTGCGTGGAATACGAAACGAGGGTTAAGGCGTTCGTGTCTGGCTTGATTGATGATTATGGCGATAAAAATATCAGAAAAATAAAAACGTATGCTGATGATTTCCCGCAGGATTTTCAGAGGAAGAAAATACTCCAGAGAATTTTCTCTACGATAGGAGAGCCGATTGTCAGGCTCACGCTTCCGTTGAAATTTAAATGGGTCGGGCTTCAGTCTGGAGATCTGGTGAATGTCACGGTATCTGAGATCGCGAATGTCGAAACCGGATTGTTCGGAATTACCGATAAATGTTTCAGGGTTATAACTAATAGAGTCATGTTCTCAGAAGGACGTGCTATATGTGAAGCAGAAATGTATAGCATCGATATGGGGAAGAAGAATCCGGCGCTGTCCATTGTTGAGTACCATGACGAAGACGAGATCGACACGCTCGAAGCAACGTCCGACGCTAAGAAAGAAATGACTGAGGATGCAACGAACACGGCAGCGCTCGATGCTGAAGATGCTTTCATTACTCTCGATGGAAGTGAGTTCGCCACGGCTGTTGGGGTTATGGTTCGGCTCACTCTTCCAGAAGAAGCGTTGGGCGTGGATGATGCGTACATCACGATCCATATCCACGTGCAGGACGTTGCTGAAACGGATGACCACACGGTGGAGAAGCGGATCTATTATGACGAGACTGCTGCTGGAGAACAGTTGACCGATTCGTACTGCCTGTTCGATTATCCGGCCCATCAGCCTGTTCGAGTGAAGGTCGATTGGACTGCCAGCTCTGGCACGTACCCTCCGACGAAAGTGGAAGTGATCGGGTACAAACTGTGGTACTTTGATAGTAGTATAACTGAAGAGGCCATGTAATGAGCACGTTCCCTCTCATTTCATACAACAGCATCGATATCAGCTTCGATCGACACCTGAACAATCTGCAACCGGTCAAGAGAGAAAGAACGATCGTTAACAGATCCCCGTTTTCAGGTGTGACCGAAATTCTCGATATGTACGGTGATGAAGCTGTGAGCGTCGGGATCGACCGACTCTCCGCTGAATTGATAGATCAGCTTGAGGAATGGTACGAGTACGTGAAGGGTGGTGGGCTGTTCGATTTCATCGGGGATCAAGGACTCGGACTCTATCTCGGATTCGAAGGGAAGTCGCTTCTGTCGAATGACAAACTGACCGGTAATTTCGTGAGATCTGGCGTATCGTATGTGGAGGATCCAGATACTGGACTTCTTGTTTCGATCGCTGAGAACACGGCTCGGTTCCCTTCCGGTAAATTCGGAAGGGGCGTTCTCATAGAACCGATGCACACAAACATCCTCATAAAATCCGCTGCATTCGATAATGTAGCGTGGACTGCTGCTGATATCACGGTCGCGGCGAATACGACCGAAGTGAAGGATCCGCTCGATACGAACACAGCAGAGAAGGTGACGACGACCGATACGAATGGTACTTTGACGCAGGACACAGCTTCCGGGATCGGAATAGACTGTGCTCATTTCTCCGTGTATCTTAGAACGACTGTCATCGGAAGAACAGCCGTGCTCAAAATCATGGACGATTCAGGAGCGACGCTCAAATCCGAAACCGTGACGATGACGCCGGAATGGGCGAGGTACACCGCTCATTACGTGAACGCTGCCGATGCGAACGCGAACCATTGGAGGGTTCAGATACTATTCCCTGACGATGCCTCCGTTCATTATATTTTCGGCGCACAGCTTGAAGTCAACTACTACGTGAATGGGTATGTCCCGACCGACGCCGCATCTGCATCGCATCAGCCAGATATCCTCTATTATGAATTGACCGAAGGAGAGGAAGTCGATCATCTGTACGGGTCTCTCGCGTTTTGGATCAAGTCTCACTTTTCACATGACGAGGATGGAGCGAAGATCGCGAGCAGGGCTCTCATGGAATTGACCGATGCAGACGATGCGTATGTGATCAGAGTGAGCAGGGATTCGAATGGAAAATTGAGGGTGTCCTATCAACTATCTGATGGAACGACGAAGTATGTGTATGACGATTTCACGATGGAGAGGGACACGTGGTGTCATATCGTGGTCACGTGGGACATGACCGCGCTGTCGAACGCAATCTGCATTTATCAGGACGGTGCTTTGCTCAGCGCGCACGCTGAATCTGGAGGGCTGACGAAAGTGATCGACCGGCTGTTTGTTGGAAGCGGGAATCTGGCGGGAACTGTTCCGACCGATTTTTCAGGAGGGATATACGACGATATCATTTTGAGAAAAGACGTGATGTCCGCAGCGGACGTGAAGGCGCTGTATCTGAAGGGAAAATCAGCAGGGCATAGAAGGAACAGGTTCGAGGATTGTATTTTGCTGGATCCAGAATTCTCGCCCATCGTTAATCAGGGAGGAAATGTTTTTGATTTCGATGCAGAGTTCACCGTGAACCCCACCTGAACCGGAGGATCTAATGACCACGACTGAGGTGATCGGCGCAACCGTAGGGGGAACATCAGTAGTTTTTACTGTTGGTCAAATTGTTCTGGCTAACATCAGGGCGAGAGTGAATGGAAGGTATGTGCAATCAGCGCTCTGTGATTCTAAGATGGACGGGATCGGCAGATCGCTCGATTCGCTCAAAGCCGAGAGTTCGGAGATGAGACAGGATATCCGAAACATCTTGAGTATCATTAGAAATGGAGGACAGAAGCAATGAAGAAAATGCTTTGCATGATCGCAGCGATGCTCGTCGTCGCAGGTTCCGTGTTCGCTCAGGGCGGGATCCATGAGGATTACATCGTGAACACGATCGCGGGGAATGACACGTTTCTGATTCAGGGAACAGGAGCGGACACGTCGCTGTCGTACCCCACTTCCGAAGTGATGTCGTTCAGGATCCTCGCAAAGGACACGACTTCGATCGGAGCGGATTCGGATTCATCGGAAGTGGTCGTGGCGATGCAGGTGAGGCCTGATACGAATATCGTTTCCACGGCATCGCAGCTTTCGGATTGGTACACCGTGCGGACGTGGGATATTGATCGTGATTCAACGGTAGTCGATACAACGATCACCAGCACAGCGATCCCGAACGCAAGACATTGCCGGTTCATCCTGACCGGGGACACCGGTAACAAAAAGCTGTACGCATCGGCGTTCTGGATCGTGCTGGAGAATTACTATTCCGTGAGAGCAAGATAGGAGGTCATAAAATGAGAAGAGCATTTGTCGTTGCTGCTCTCTTCTTCGCCGTGTCGTTCTGTTTCGGAGGGTACGGTCATAGTTGGCTGACTATGGTTCCGGCGTACGGGCAGTTTGTATGTTCTTCCGCTGCAACTGGCGATGAATACGTTTTTACGTCGTGGCAGACACCGCTCAACGCTTTGAACTTTTATATCTATGGAACAGCGGGACGATCCATCCGAATGGATTTCGGAGATGGACATTCGGAAAACTTGGCATTCGTGGCAGGGCCGAACTTGGTTGTATATCATTATTCGAGCACAGGCTCCTATACTGTTCGCTTCACAGGTGCGATTTCAAACGTTAGCGAGTACACTTGTGACGATGCGTCGCTCGTATTGACGATGGAACAGCTCGGAAAGCTATACAATCTGGTCGGGTTCTCGTCTTCAATAGCGAAGTCGATGACCGGCGATATATCTCATATCCCACGCAAAGTCACAGACTTCAATTGCTGGGGTGCGATCTCTGGAGATCTTGCTGATCTGCCTCCAACGATGACCGCGTTTCTCGCCAAAGGATCGTGCCGAATATCCGACTATACATTCGGGCGCACGTGGGCTTCAGGGATGCGGTCGTTTCGGCTGGATGTTAAGTCTCCGTATGGACTCTCCACAGCAGAAGTAGATGATCTGTTGATCGATTTGTCGAACACCACATGGATCAACGAAAAAGAAATCGAGATACTCGGAAACAACGCTTCGCGGTCGAGCGCAAGCGATGAAGCGGTAGGGGTGCTCACAGCGAAGGGTGTCGATATCACCATAGATTGAAGTAATATAAAATTCCCTCTCCTTACCCACAAGACCGGCGCACATCATGCCGGTCTTTTTTATTGAAATTTCCTAAGAAAAATGATGCCAGTGTTTTTACACAAAGAAACAAGAGTAGTGTTTTCTTATAAAGTAACATGATCGTTTCTATCAAAAGTACGAATCAGCCGGAATGGTTATCGAAGGATCTGCTTAATAATATTTTGTATCATACATGGCCTCGCTAAAATATAGACTTAGGTCGAAAACGTCACCACGGCCTCCCAATGCTTAAATTCGGGCATACCCAGAAAAGCCTTAAAACCATACGGCAAGCCCTCGGAAAGCGTCACCCAGAGGCTACCAGAGTGGCTTTTTCGGGATGATTTTGGAGTGTTTCGGGGTAAAACCGGATCCGGCACGGTAAAATCCACTATCATTATATAAGTTATGTTAAAACATCACTTTAAACAAAATGTAGGAAATCTTTACCGACTCCGAATTACAGCGGGTTCAGCTAATAAATTTTATAATAATAAACGAATCATTTTGCCGACCTGACGGAAAAAAACTCCGTGCGATTAATCACTTAATTATAAAAGATATCGGATCGATGCTCAAAAAAGGTAGGGAAAAATACTCCGAAAAATCGCGCCAGTATTATATTCCGATGCTTTATTTATTAAAGATTTATAATCAAAAATGTCCGTGGCAACAAATTTGCTTCACTTTATAATAACCAAACAAACGGAGTACCCAATGAAAACAGCGGAACAGATAGCAGAGAAGATCGAGGCCTTGCAGGACAAGTACTCGGAAATCATAGAAGCAGTTGAAAAGGCTGGCCCCCTCAGCCCGATGAGAGAGTCGTGGTTCGCGAGGGCCGAAACGATAGCTGACCGGATCCAGATGTTGGAATGGGTTCTGGAAGTCAACCGATAAGGAGTGATCGATGAACAAGGCCAGATGGATTCAGCACATCGAAAACACGGAGGGGATCCCCTCTCCTGAACACGGTGGAGACAAAGCAGCATGGAAGTCGGTGACGGAAAAGCACGTGCTATGGGATAAATGCCCTGTCTGTCTGCAGTACGCCAGAGAGCAGTACGCCAGAGTTCTCAAGCGGAGGGGAAGATGAAAGACCACACCAACACCAGAACAGTCGAACCCAGCGCGGTTCGCGAGGCACAGGGCTTAGTGCCGGATTGGATGGAGAGGGTGCTCGCGGAAGCGGAGCGGGAAGGCATGATGGTCGAGTGGACGAGGGCTTTCCTCCCATTCGGAACCTACACAATGGCAGTCGAGATCTCGGAGATCGCGATGCCGGTGGAAGGAGTGACAGCATGAGTGATCGTAAAGCAAGAAGGGTTGTCGATGGCAAGGAAGTCCCGGCTATCCAGTTCGACGAGGTGTGGCGTGAAGGAGCGTTCAATTGCTTGGGATGCGGATGCAACCCGCACGGAAATCATGTTTTCCGAATGAGGATCAAGTTCGGAAATGCTGGTGGTTCCGAACGCTTCTTTTTATGCGGTGACTGCATGACGGAAGTCGCCGAAAAGATGCTGGAACTGGTGAAGACAGGAGGGAAGTGATGGAAAAGAAAGTGGTTGTCAGGGCAACCGTCATGACGACGGCAAGCGATTACGAGCATCAGATCAAAACCGATTACCGTTTGTACGATCGCCTCAGAGATGGGCGTCAGTTTTTCGAAGCGCAAGCCGAGATCGATGCCGACGAGATCTTCGATTTCCTTCATACTGCGATTCCGAGTCTGGTGTTTAACAAGTTGTTGAAGAAGATGCAGGAGGCGGGGTGATGGAACAGAAGACGTTCACCCTCTACGTGAACACCAGAGGCGACAGGCAAGTCGGGATCCCCTCAGTCGATGACGAGATCACGATCACGGTTCAGAGCGGGGATCCCGGTGGGATTGATGGTGAGTTCGAAGATTTCCTCGCGGAAGCATTGAGCGAGTGGTATGACGAACCGGGATGCGTGAGCAGGACGATGCCGGAAGAATGGGGGCCGGAAGTGGATTACGAATTCGAAGAAGAAGGAGACAGAAGATGACCGCTCTTGAAGCAGCAGAGGAATACAAAAAAGGGAATGTTTCCGGCTTCGCATCTTTTCTGAAGGATTGTTCGAAGATGGATGCGATCAGGGTTTTTATCTATACTGCAAATTGCCATTTCGATCACGATGCTTTCAGTACGATCGAATACCTTTTGAAGTGGAGTGACCGATGACACCCGCTCAGGAATGGCAGATCCGAAAGGACGCAGGTGCTCCGATCGGACGCAAGAAGAAGATCGCAGTTCCGAAGGAACCGCGGTACACGAAGGATCAGGAAGCGATGGACGAGGCGTATGCTCGCCACATCTGCGGAGGCGTAGAATGATCGTTCGAGAGTACAAGAACAAGAACGGGCCGAAAGTCCGTGCGCCGGAAGAAATGGCTGCGAGGTTTGGAGCCGTGATCACAGGGATCGAGGACGAGATCGAGAGAGAGAAAGAGCGGTTCATGGCATCGGGATTGAACGGAGCGAACCGCATCATCTACATCGACGTGGTTTCAGTCGGGACGCTGAACGCATCGCTGGTTCATCCGAGGGAAGTGTTCAGGAGGGCGGTACAGTTCGGGTGTTCCTCTATTATCTTGGGCCACAATCACCCAAGCGGAGAGCCGGATCCGTCAGCGGAGGACAGAGCAGTCACTATGCAGATGGTCGAAGCAGGGAAACTGATGGGGATCCCGATACTGGATCACGTGATTGTTGCAGGGGAAAGGTTTTTCTCATTCGCAAAGGAGGGCTTGATCCATGCGACGCGATAGAACGACCGAAACGATCCGCGAGCACATCCGTTTGACGGAGGTTTACAAGATAGCGGGTCTGAGCCAGCAGGACGCCAGCCACAAAGCGTACGAAGAAATCATGGCGAAGGCCCGGAAGAACGAGAAACGAATCGCAGAAAGGAGAGCACGGAATGAACGAAAAATTGAAACGCTATCCGGTCGCTGAGAACATGAAGGTGATCGACACGATCGGGGTTCCGCATCCGTATGTGATCACGCCGAATCACGTGGTTCATGCAGCGGATCACTTCAGTGGGATTCTTGGAAAGGAGGCAATCGAAGCAGCTGAAAGAAGCGGGGTCAAATGCGGGTGGAAAGGCTGTAAACTCCCGTTCGAAGGACATGAGCAAGCCGTGTTGATCGAAGTGGACGATCCCAGCGAGGATCTGAACAAAGTTCCCGGCATCTTCGCCTTCATCGAGAAGTGCAAGCCGCTGGCTGCGGAGGACGGGTTCGCAGGATTCGCATTCAGGAAGAAGAAAACAATCACACAAACGGAGGTAACGCCATGAACGGAACGACGATGCACCAAGCATCAGCACAGTGGGCTGCGAGACCGGACGACGAACGGTTTCTCACGCTCGATGAACTGCAGGATTCGGTTCTCCGCAGGAAGCAGCAGTCGTGGACTCGCCAGATGGCAGTTCAGGCGATCACGGTTCAGGACTTCGGAGGCGGGGAAGAAATCGGGATGAACGTGGAGAACCCCGCAACCGGAGAGACGAAGCTGCTGAAGCCGACGAATTGGGCGTTCAGCCAACTCGCCACGTATGCCGGTGCTCCTGCGAGTTACCTGCGGAAGCTGCCTGCCCCGCTCGCGGTGGTGAACCTGCAGTACGGGTTGGATCACTTCGCGCTGCGGGACGACACGCTGGCTCTCGCTCAGTCGAACGGGAACGAGGTTCTGAGGGCCATGACCGGGGTGACGTACGGGAGGATTTGGGACAGTGAAGTGGTGGGGATGGTGAAGCGGATGAACGGAGACGGACGCTGGAAGGTTCCGGCTGCATCCTATTCCCATGCGAATCCACGCAGGGCGACGACGCTGTACGCCAGCGACCGGGACGTGTTCATTTTTCTGGTGGATCCAGAGCATCCGGTGGAAGTGGGAGGCGAGACGCTTTTCAAGGGGTTCTTCGCATGGAACTCCGAGGTTGGGAAATGCGTCTTCGGCCTCACCACTTTCCTTTACCGATACGTGTGCGACAACCGCATCGTATGGGGTGCGACGAACGTGCAGGAACTCAGGATCAAGCACACCAGCGGGGCGCCGGATCGGTTCATCGGGGAGGGCGTTAACTACCTGCGCCGGTACGCGGAAGAATCGACCGAAAAGATCGTCAACACGATCGAGAACGCGAAGCGGTTCGAGGTTCCGCTTTCCGCTCAGGGAAAGAACACCGAGGAACGGTGGACGAACTGGCTCAGGGCCAGAGGATTCGCGACGAACACCGCCAAAGCAGCCGTGGCAACCGCTGTTATTGAGGAAGGCGGGGCGCGGAACCTGTGGGACGTGGTGAACGGGATCACCGCCAACGCCAGAGGGATTCAGCACACCGATTCCAGAGTCGAGATGGAGAAGAGGGCCGGTGACCTGCTCGAAAAGTACGCAGTATCGTAACCGAGGACGGGGCTTCGGCCCCGCAAGGCCACGCCGATAGGCGTCCCGTTCCAAGTCGGGCCATATCCACACACCAAACAGGGGATTTCGAGGCCACCATGAGGCTCACAGGAAGCAAAAATCACCCTTTAAACCCATCACCACAGGGAGGCGGGATGTATAAAATCCTTTGCCAGTTCTGTACTGCGAGGCTCACGGAGAAATTCACTTTTTTAACAGGGTTCAGCGTCACAGAAAAGTGCGATGGATGCGGAAGAAAATATTTTCTCGCAGTAGTAAAGATCGATCAACCAAAAAAGGAGGAAGCATGAAACGCAGAACGATCCTCGCCAACGAACGCAAGAAGAAGCGCGAGAGCATGGAGTCTGAGTTGTTCAAGAAGACCAAAGTCGGGAGGGATAGTAAGTACGCGAGAAAGAAAGCTGACCGTTCCGAGGAAAGGCCGTGGGAAAACGATGAAGCCATGTGCTCATAGGAAAACGTTTCCGATCGGGTGGCAGGAGACCTTCACCGGTATGGAATTCGAGATGGTGAACTGCGTTCGATGTGGGACGACGCTCGCATCAGGAAAATGGAGGAAGCATGACGAGAGAAGACGTGATCGTTCAGGCGATCAGAAAAAGCGACAAGCTGCCGGAAGACGTGAAGGCTGTCGCGATTCAAAAGCTGGCAGAGATCAGCGCGAAAGAGGAAAATAAACCGATCAGGATCACGTGGCTTCGGTGTCCGGTAAAGCCGGAAGCGGAACCGTGGAAATCGCTTGCGGCCGCATTCTGCTGGTCGAGCGAGGATCCCGGTCGGGATTTCTGGATCCGAATCGTTAAAGCTATCTGAAGGAGGCGTGACGTGCGTAAGCGAAAAGAATATCCATTCGTTGTAATCGAAATCAGGGGAGGGTGTCTGGTCGCCGTGTATTCCAATGTGAGGCAGGGATGCGAGCTTCGCGATTGGGACAATATCAGCGAGAGCGATGCCGGGACAAAGAATAAGGCACTCATGAACCACACCCACGACAAGAAAAAACTTTTCCAGATCTGGTAGGAGGATGCTGTGGAAAATCAATTGTACTTGTGCAACAGCAAACTGCCAGAGCCGGTCGCTGCGTTCCCTGATTTCAAATCAGCGACCAGATGGTCAGAAGAAATCGCACGGAAGACGAAGTATGTTCGTGGTGGGAACTGGATGCTGATACTTAACTACTGGACAAAGCCTCAATTGCTGGCTTCTGTTGGCGTAAAAAAGGATTGACATTCTTGTTCATCTTTACTATATTATAACTAAATACAGGAGATGGTAATGGATGAAGAGTTGACGCTTGTCGGGTACATGGCAATTGCCATCAGCGGATTGCAGAGGGTGGAAACGCCGGATCTGCCCGATGGTGTTCAGGGCCATGTGTATTACAGAGCGGATCGCGCTCTCTCGATATTCATCGAACGAATGAAACAAATAACGGAGGTACGCCATGACGGACAAGAAGGACGAAAAGCAGAAAGAGGAACCGATCTCGGTCGAGCAGCAGGTGATGACGATCCCCGTGAACATGGATCGGGACGAAACGGAGTACGCGCTGTCGATGGTTCAGCGCCGGACAGTCCTGCTTCAGAAGATGATGGAAGTCGCCCTGCAATCGACATACCCATCGGATTGGGTTGATCAGGACGGGTCGCCGTGGCTGATGGGGATCGGAGCGGAGCGGATGGCTCGCAGAATCGCTCTCCTGATATGGGATGTGAAGACGGAGCGAATGCCGATTACCGATGACCGCGGAACCTACTACTATTTCGTGACCATTGGAAAGGTCGGGTTTTCGCAGAGGGAGTACGTGGAGGCTCGCGGAACCTGTTCGTCGCGGGATCCGTTTTGGGCGAAGCGCGGGAAAGATTGGATCCCGGTCGAGGATGTGGACATCACGAACATCGACAAAAGTTCCTACACCAATTTCATCGTGAACGGAGTGATGCGGTTCTTCGGTCTGCGAGGGATGACGTGGGAGGATCTGGAAAAGTTCGGGATCAAGCCGGGATCAAAGGTCGTCACCTACAAGACCGATGCCAAAGCGAAGACGTGGACGCCGGAACACAAAGCGAAGGCCAAACGGTTCGGAGATTGGCTGGTAGCCAAGTGTGAAGGATCGGTGGAACGAGCGAACCTCGAACTGGAGAAGATGACCACGTTTCCCGGCAGGGACAACAAACAGGTTCCCGGCAAGAAAAGCCTGAAAGAGTGTTCCCCTGCTCAGATCGACAACCTGTGGAAGCGGAACCAGAAAGAAGTCGAGGCGTTCGAGGCCGCGACGAAGCCGAAGGACGTGAAGGCCGACGCGCCGGCAGAGGCGAAGAAATGAGCGAGGGCGTCTATCGAACCGACATGGCTCAGTTCATCTTTGATAAGTACGTGGAACGGGCCAAGAAAGACGTGCAGGTTTATCCGTGCCACACCAATCGGGCGAGCAGCATCGGGCATCCATGCTCGCGGTTTCTGGTTCTGTCGAGAGTGGCATGGGACAAAGTGGCCCCATACGATTGGGGATTGCAGTTGATCTTCCGTGAGGGGAACAATCAGGAGAAGGCGATCATCCGCGATCTCGAAGAAGCGGGATTCAACGTTATCGAACAGCAGAGGGCGTTCATGATGAAGGATCTCAATATCTCAGGCCACATCGACGGGAAGATCCTGTTGGATGGGTATGCGTACCCGTTCGACGCAAAGAGCATGAGTCCATTTGTTTTCGGATCCGTGAAGACGATGGACGATATGCTGCATCACAAATATGTTCACCTGCGGAAGTACCCTGCACAGATCATGACCTACCTTTTACTGGACGAAAAAGAAACCGGCCTTTTCATTCTCAAGAACAAGACGAATGGGATGATTAGACCGGTGCAGGTGTTCCTCGATTATCAGTACATGGATGGGATCCTGAAGAAAGTCGAGATCGTGAATCAGCACGTGACTGCGGGTACGCTGCCCGAACATCATCCAGACCGGTCGATCTGCGAGGATTGTAACTTCGCCCACATCTGTTTGCCGGACAAAGGATCCGGTGTTCACTTTCAAGAAGCGGGATCCGTGATCGAACTGGTGGACGAGTTCATCGCATTGAAGAAGGATCTCGAAACAGCAGACGTGAAGACGAAGACGAAGCGGATCGACGAGATCAAGGATCTGTTGAAAACGATCACCGAGGACAAGCCATTGACCGCTGTTGGCGAGTACCTCATTTTCGGCAAGTGGGTGGAGCGGTCAGGGAAGAAGCACTGGCAGATTGAAATCAAATAAGGAGGACGCCGTGGAACCAGAAAAGACAGAAGCGATCGAGGCCGCGAACAGCATCGTTGCCGTTCAAGAAGCGGAAAAGATCGTGCAGAGCGAGCACTCGATTGTCGTCAGGGCAGTCGAAGTCGCCGCGAACATCAAGGATCAGCCCACCTATGACGAGGCGGTCGATCTCAGGAAAAAGTTGAAGGATGCGATCGGTCGCATCACAGATCGAATGAATCCTACGAAGGATAAACTCCACAAGGCCCATCGTGAGTTCTGCGATCTGATGACCGAAATGCAGAGGCCATTCGTGGACGCTATTGCGCGGATGGAACCACAGATGCGGGATTTCGCCAGAGCGGAGGAAAAGCGGAGGCAGGACAAGATCGACGCTGACAGGAAAGCGATCGAGGATCAGCGGATCAAGGACGCGCAGGTCTTGCAGGACGCCGGGAAACCGGAAGCTGCGATGAACGTCATCAGCCGTGATATACGTGGAGTCCCGAAGCCTCCCGTTTTCAAGAAGGGCGGGATCCGAACGAAGATTGATTTCGAGATCTCGATCACGGATCCCGATACGATCGTGAAGAATGTGGCTGCGGGGCTGCTCCCGAAAAGCTACGTGGAAGTGAACGCTCGCGCAATCCTTCAGGATGTGAGGGCAAAGAACGGGAAGGTGACGATCCCCGGTGTGTCAATCAGGGAGGTATGAAATGGATCTGATCAACAGCCAGATCGCGATCGATTTGATCGTGAAGATGGAAACGGTCAAGAACATCCTCAAGAGAGTTCAGGATTCAACGGCCCCGGTCGAAACGGTTGGCGGTATCAGGTTCCGAAGGGTCACGCCCATTGAAGGCGGTGTGGAGTTGAAGCTGACAGAGAAGGATCTGACCGATGAACTCGAACGGTTGAAAGAGGAATTCAAAAAACTGTGATCGGAGGAACGCATGGATATAGCAACAGTCGAAGTAGCGAAAAAGATGTTGTCGTATATCGAAACGCTTGAGGGGCGCGTCAAGTACCTCGAACAAACAATCGGCAAAATCAAAAATGGAGCCAGCTTCGGGATCAGTTATGATTCTTGTTTTTCGCTCTACTCGAATGATGCAGCGTTCGGGGAACTGACCAGACATATTTTCCACCTGACGCTTGCTGTCGTGAAGGATGAACTCGATGCTACCCGTAAAAGGTTCGATGAATTGACGCCCCTGAAGAAGACTCAGGGCTAAACGTCCGGCACGGCTCCCGGTCGAAAGGCCGGGGGCCGGAAAGCCGGATTCACAGGAGGAATGATGGAACAGCGTGAGATAGATTACATCGCTAAGTGGGACGTGGCTTTCGATGAAGCACAGAATGAATTTGATTCTCTCGCCAATCCGCAGGTGCTCGACGATATCGCGGACGAGATCATCGGGCTTGAACATATCGAACTGCTGACGCGAGAGTATCAGGTTCTCGATTCACAGTACCTCGCCATTTACTGCAAGGTGGAACCGCTCCTGTCGAACATGAAAAGAATGCGGGACGTGGAAGAAGCCGAGAAATCGGTGAATGCCACGTCGATGCTCGAACTGCTCCCGTCCACGAATGATCGCAGGATGTGGGTGCGGAATGAGTTGAAGGAATATGAACTCAGGATCACCAGAGGGAAGATCCTGCTCGATCTGCTGAAAGCCAGAAAGCGTTTCCTTTACCGGCAGGATGAACGGCTCTCCCAATTGGGCCACAATATCAGGAGGGTTATAGGCCATTAAATCATACAGGGGATCCCAAACGGACGCATCTACGGGCTTCCTACGAAGCAAAAACAGGCATCACAATCAGTATTTTATCCTTTCAATTCTTATTCACAATAGTTATATTTAAACCGGTATCACAAACCGGAGGACGCCAGCCATGAGTGATTCGAAAAAGTATTACTATCTCAAGCTGAAAGAAAATTTTTTCGAGCAGGACGAGTTCAAAGCGATCGCAGCGGAACAGAATGGGTGGGAGTACATCGCAATCATTCTGAAGATGTACCTGCGGTCGCTGAAGCGTGATGGGAAGCTGGTGGTCGCGGATCTTGTGCCATACGATCTGAAAACTCTGGCCGGGGTGTTGGGTCATCCAGAGGAAACGGTGAGGGCAGCGATCCTACTTTTCAAGAGGTACAAGCTGATCGATATCCTGAATGACGAGACCATCTATATGATGAATATACAAAACTTTATAGGGGAGTCATCCACGGAGGCAGATCGGATTCGGGCATTCAGGAAAGGCATCGAGGAACACAGGAAAGGTGTTACATTTGTACGACAATTGAACGACAAAAGTACACCAGAGATTAGAGATAAGAGTACAGAGATTAGAGAAGAGCCAGTAGAACCCGCGAAGCGGGATTTAATCAAAAGCGAAACCGAGTTAAAAGAAGCGGATTTCATCCTGCGGTTCCACAAGGCAGAGGAATTCGCTTTATTTGTGAATGTGGTGAAGCAGATGATCCAGAATGAGAACGCAGAGCGTGGAGGAAGGAACCCGTTCACGTGGACACCGACATCGAAGCGAGGGACTATCGAAGCGGATCTGACGAATCTCATTTACAAATTCAACGATGATAAGAAACGGGAACTGTTGAGAGCGGTTTACAATGTGGTCGAGTACAAGCTGAACTGGCCCCATCTGGTCAAGTTGGCAATCCTCCACACCATCAGGACATCACGATCGACGCCGATAAAGAAGCCCCATGATTTCGTGATGTGGTTCATTCAGAGGCCAGCGGACATCGCGGCATCGAAAGCGGAAGGCCCGCTTTCTGAAAAGTGGATCCCACAAATTGAAAGGAGCCGAAGATGAACAGGATCACGTTCGCAGAAGAGCCGAGGCGAAGCGGTAGAATACCGTTTTCCGCAGTCGTCTTGTGGTGGGTTCTACTTGTGATGTTCACGTTCTACGCTGCAAAATCTTTCGGGCAGACCGATATCGTTCCGAGTACGGCATCAGCCATGAGGATCGAATGGCAGGATGGAGGTCACGCGCCGGGAGACATCATCCAGTACGATATTATGGTGCAGGTTGGTGGGAACATTAGGTACGAGTATGCGATCGCGAACACGTGGAAGGATTTCGTTCGCGGCGCCATGCCTGATTCAGGAACGGCATTCGTTCAGGCGTGGTCGATGCTGACTGAAAAGTCGAGTGCATGGTCGATAGGGAAAAACTACAAATGGCTCAGGGACGGGCAGACCCCACCTGAACCTGAACCGCCTGACACGATTCCTGATGTACCTGTTATCGGATGGCCCGTCGTTTACGATGGGTACAATATGAGCATGATCTGGACGTGCGATAAAAACTGGTACGATGGGCTGAATGACAAATGCCTGATGATTCCAAGTTCTCTCAATCCTCTTTTCCCTGCGTATGCGGAAATCACCATTGAATTTCCAACAGATTCAGAATACTTTTTCAGGGTCGATGGGTACGATAACGGAGTGAAAGTTCTGGTGGATGGCGCGGATCTGTTCACGCTGGAGTTCGCAGAGCGAGGGTTCACGTCCGGCATCGGGAAGAAGTGGCTGACGAAAGGATTCCATACCGTGAGGATCTACGGATGGAAAAACGGAGCGTACAATATCGGCAGAGTGAGAGAAGTACGGTTTTACAGGGAGGTCGATTACTCCACACCGGGAATGCCGGTCACGGTCAAAAGCAGGGGGATCTGAAATGAACTGGAGACTTGAATATCCGTGGGTGATCTGGTCGCTCCGTGAGAATTTTGATAGGTGGTCGCGGTTCCATCTGTTCGGGACGTACACGCTGACCGATCTATCTGATCGATGGTGGGTCGGGTTCATCGGAGCGTTGGTGTGGGAGGGGATGGATGTCGCGTGGTATTGGGAGACTCACAATTCATCGAGGGCAACACGGTACTGGATCCTGACGAATCTCACACCGAAGGATCCACAGCCGAAGAATGGATTGATCGATGAAGTGTTCGACCGACGAGGGTTTTCGTGGCTCGATCTCGCGCTCGGATGGGTGGCTGTACTTATCTGGTCATTCGCCAATGGAAAAATTTAAACCAGTAGTCGGGTTCCCGTACCTGATAGGCGATAAAGGTACGGTGATAAATTTCAAAGGCAGAAAGATGAAGTGGCTGTATTCAAGAAATACTAAATACTATCCGTGGGTGGATCTCAGAAGTAAAAGAAAACGACGATGTGCGATGGTTCATAATCTGGTGGCTGAAGCGTTTATCGGCCCGAAGCCAGCCTCATGGATGGAAGTACACCACAAAGATTTCAACAAAAACAATCCGGCTGCTGAGAACCTTCAGTATTTGGATCCAGACACGCACAAGGATATCCATGAAGGTGAGTTTAGCGGAATGCCTGAAATGTTTTTTACTCTCGGAATGATTAAGGAGGTAGCATGAAACGCCAATTCATTTTGATAAAGTACGGTCAGATCTTGTGCTTTAATCGGTACAAGTGCGAGCCGTTGACGCTGTGGAGCGATCGGTTCCCGAAAATGAACATGGTGCGGTTCGATACGTTTCAGCAAGCGGATCTCAGACGAGAGACAATGAAGGGCGCGCGGAATATCGATATCGTACCGGTGAGGGCGAAGCGATGAAGGTTCCGAAAGAATTCTCCATTCGCGGAGAGAGTAAGAAGGACAAGGAAAAGCGGTGCGACGCGATATGGGGGCTGTGCATCCTGACCAGAGCGGGGTTCAGATCGGAGATTTCAGGAAAGCCGAGGGATCCAGAGAACGGGATTTACCTCGATCCACATCACATCATCAAGAAGCCGTGCTATTCGCTCAGGTATTCGCTGGAGAATGGAATTTCATTGACGAAGGGCGAGCACAAGTATGAGGCGCACGGATCGGAGAGCGAGCGGTTCAGGGAGAAAGTGAAGAGGCTGAGAGGAAAAGATGTTTTTGAAAAACTCTATCAGATTCGATGGACGAAATCAGCCGATCTCGACACGATTGAATTGTACCTGACCGTGAAGCTGAAAGAACTGGAGGAAGTAAATGATCGAAAGAAGCAGAATCAGCATTGAAACGAAGCGCAGGGTTTTTGAATCCGTAGGCAAAGAACTTGAAACCGCGTTCACGATTTCAGCGAAAGCAGTGGTTAGTTTTTCCGCTGCTGTAAAATATCTCGAAGAACTGTTCCACGAAGACAAGATCCACAGCGAGAAGAAGCAGAATGGAACCTATGTGTACAGAAAAAAATCGGGGGTGAAGAAATGAGAAAGCCAGATCAGTGGTGGGATGTCGCGTGGAATCCGGTAACGGGGTGTGATCGGGTTTCTGAGGGCTGTGATAATTGTTGGGCCAGAGCGATGAATCGAAGGTTTAAGGGAGGGTTCGATATCGTTCACCATTACAGCAGGTATGAGCAGCCGTTCAGATTGGGAAGCGTACCGAAGCGGGTGTTCGTCGTTAACATGGGCGATCTCTTTCATCCGCTGATCACCGATCATGAGATCCTACGGTTCTTCATGTTCATGATTCCACCCCATCAGTATTTTGTTCTGACGAAGCGACCGGAACGTATGGCTCGATTCGTGAAGGACGTACTATCCAAAGCAGAAGGATTCAATGCCGATGTCATGCTCGGCACGTCGATCGAGAACCAGAAAGCAGCGGATCAGCGGTTGCCGTGGATGGAGCAGATTCATGGGTTCAGAAAATTCGTGAGCGTGGAGCCGATGCTTGGGCCGGTCGATCTTCATCTATCCGAAATCGAACTGGATTGGGTGGTCTGCGGGGCAGAAACAGGGCCGGGAGCGCGGAAGATGGATCATAAGTGGGCCGTGGATCTTTGCAACCATTGTCATTTTTCCGGTGTTCCTTTCTTTTTCAAATCGGCCGGCAATAGAACGAGGATCCCGCACAACCTCGAAGTGAGGCAGTACCCTCAGAAAAGTTTCGCTTTGAAGAAGTGAATGAATTCGTTATATTACACCAGAAAAGAGGAACGCCATGATTTACTACAAAACTGAACGGCAGCGCAATGAATTCGTGGACAGGATCGATGCACGGATTCGCGCTGTCGTTCTTATTTTTTCTGGATTCGCGGAAATGGAACGTGGGTACGATGTGATCATCACGGATTGCCTCAGAACGAAAAAAGAGGACGACAAATGGGGAGGCGTCGGGATCCACGTCACAGGCCGAGCGGTCGATCTGAACTTCTGCAACAACCAGAAGATGCGGATCCTCGATCAGGGGTACGCGGATCAGCTGATCTCGCAGATCAATAACATCATCCCATACGGAAGCATGAGATACAAGACCGTGCTGTACCACGATGTCGGAGGCGGGGGCCATTTCCATTTACAGGTTAACCCCACAGGGTTGACCACGATCAGGAGGTTCCCATGAGTTACGACCCCGGCCCGAGAGTACCGCAGAAGGATGCTGTGGCTGAAAAGATCGCAGGGTACGTTTTAAGGTTCCGTATTTTCAAAGCCAAGAAATCCATGCAGGAACCGTCACCGGTGCGATGGTACGATCGAGCGTGGGCGTGGGCGAACGGGAAGAAGCTGTGGGCTGGCGCCGCGATGCTGATTGCCGGTGGGGTAGTTCAGTTCATTCCCGGCGCGAATGCCGCAGGGTGGGTCGCGATCGGGAAAGGTTTCGTGGCAATCGGATCAGGCCTCGCATCGGTTGGTGCTCTCCACAAGCTGCTGAAGTGGTCACCTATTGGCCCTGCAGGAGTCACCACCAACAAGGATCTGATGGAGTTCACGATAAAAGCCGCGATCAAGATCCTGCTTCTGTGCTATGAAATCGTGAAGGCGTGGAACAAGGCGAAAAAGAAATGAAATGTTCCACGTGGAACGGCGGTTAAGATCAAGAAATGTAAGCAGTTCGAATAAACGTTCTGCTCAACTCTCACACCAAAGAAGGAGGTTTGTGATGCCGGACGAAGTGAAGACAGGCCTGACCGGATGGGAAGGCGGGAAGATCGGGGCCGGACTCGCCCTGAAGATCTGCAAGGCCGGTGAAGAACACGAAGCAGCGAATCCCGGCGTCCCGTTCAAACCGACGCTGGCACAGATCACGGCATGGGCCGTGGAAACCGTGACCGAACTCGGAATTGAACTCGCGGACTGATCCCCACGCTCAGCACACCTCCGCTGAGTGAGTACGGAACGGCGGTGAATGGCGTCACCGCCGTTCCTTTTTTTAATCACCGTAAAGGTAAAATTTTCTTGACATTCTCGCAAAATAATGTTATAATAATACATCACAATCACCCACCACAAACCGGAGGACGCCATGACTCCCAACAAAGTACCACGGATCATCGATGGATTCACCGAAAACGCATGGGTTTCCCTTGCGGTGAAATCGCTTCGCATGGGATGGCCCGAAGGACTCGCACAGGCGAGAGCGAGGGTTTGCAAGAGCAAGATCGCCAGCACCATCACCTGCGGGACGTTCGAGGACATCTTCCCGCCGAGAAGCGAGTTGACCACGGTTCTGATGGAGATCAAGATCGAGGATTTCAACTCTCTCTGCGCGAGGGAGACGCACCACGGAAGGATGCTGACGAATCAGTTCTGTTCGCTGGAACACAGGGCCGTGGAAGCCGCGAAGGATTTCAGGCAGAAAGCGCTGATGTCGAAGATCGCGATCAACGATTTCAGAATGTGGCTCCCACCCCGTTCCTTCAACTGCTTCTGGACGTGGCTCGAAATCAAGCCCGAAGACTACGGGATCCGAAGAGAAGTGGATCGGACACCGTGGACAGGAATGCCGGAAGCCATGCTCGATCTACACACACCGGAGGGCAGGAACTCACACCGGTTCGTGACCATCCTTTCAGGGACGTACAAGCAGCACCACGCGATCGGGCAGATTGTCATGAAGGAGGGATGGGGCCGGATCAGGGATGAAGTCCACAGCGGGAAGATCTACCCCGTAAAGGTGGAAGAAGAGCAGGAGGCATTGTGGCAGTAAAGAACAGAATCGTAGAACTGAAGATGCTCCCGCCGTCAAGACTGCGGGAGCATCCTCTTAATTTCAGGATGCACCCTGAGAACCAGAAGACCGTCGTTCAGCAGCTTCTCGAAAAGTTCGGGATCGTGGACGCGCTCGCCGTTTACAAGACGAAGGGCGACCAGTACATGATCGTGAACGGTCATCTGCGCCGGGATATCCTGAGCGATGAAAAGCAGATCCCGTGTCTCGTACTGGATATCGACGACGCAGAAGCTGAAGCCGTGCTCGCGGTATGGGACGAATCGAGCAAGATGGCGGTCGTCGATGAAAGAGGGTACGATAAGCTGCTGAAGGGATTGAAGGAATCGTATGAGGATATCGCTCGGCTGTTTGACCGGGATTTCCACGACAGGATGCCGGATCTCCACCAGCCTGAGAAAGAAACGCCGAAGTACCCGATCGTTGCGAACTTTGACGAAGGGTACGATGCGGTCATCATCTTTTCAACCGGAGAAATCGAATGGAGCCGACTCGTAACAGTACTCGGACTGCCAAAGGAAAAAGACCGGCGCGGAGAAGTGGGAATGACCCGCATCATACCGGCAAAGACGTTTCTCGAAATGTGGGACAAGCAGAAGAAGTAAAGATTTTCATCCTCTCACACAAACGGGCCGGTCGCGTAACTACTCACAAGTACGTGGCTGGCTGTACCATTTTGATCCCCGAATCACAGAAAGACGAATACCTCTACTTTCACCCCGAATCCGAACTGATGACCCACCCCGATTCCGTCGTGGGGCTTTGCGCGAAACGGCAGTGGGTTCTCGATCTCGATATCGACGTGTTCATGCTCGATGATGACTGCCTCGGACTCCACCGGATCTATGAAACGAAGGGAGGACGCAGAAAGGCACTGGCATCACCGGAGCGCGTGAAGGATATCATCAACGCCACCGCGGACACAGCCAGAAAGATGGGAGCGTACCTGTACGGGTTCGCAAGTCATTGTAATCCCGTAACGTTCGATTCTCACAGGCCATTTAAATTCGGAGGGTACACACCGGGAGGCGCGATGGGGATCCTGAAAGGCTCGAAGCTGAGATTCCCTGTGGAAAGCACCTCGACGATTGACGATTACTGGATCTGCCTCTTGAACTCATTCTACCACCGGTACGCATGGTATGATAAGAGATTCGCTTTCGGATTCATGACCACCTATGTGGGAGAAGGCGGTATGTCCGAGTTCAGGAAAGCAGATACGGAGCGAGAGGCAACAGCCTACCTCCAGAAGATGTTCGGAACGGACGATGCTCGATCCATCAGACTGCCGTTCAAGACGTAAGCATTATTTTTTTTGTAAGGTTAGATCGGAAACGGGGATAAAACGAAGGATTGGAAACATGGCAGGTAGAGGCGGTAGAGGGGATGATACGAGGGCTGAAGAGCGCAGGTACAAGGCTTTTGAACTGCGAAAAGCCGGGAATTCGTATCGTTTCATCGCTCAGTACTTGAAAGACAAGGGAGAAGCACCGAAGGGGTACAACGGATCGATGTCGTTCAAGGATGTGAAGCGTGTGCTCGATGACATGAAGCCGGATGAAGATGAAGTCGAATCGTACAGAAGGATCCAGATTGCTCGCCTCGAAGAATACCTCGCTCGCCTCTACACCACGATCGTGAACTCTAATGGAAGGGATCTGCAAGCACTTGACCGCGCGCTCAAGATCGAGCAGCGGTTGTCGATGTTGAAGGGAACGGATCAGGAGGATAGTTCGAAGCGGGATCTGGTTCTGAACGTGAACTTCAACGGGAAGGTGGAGGCGTCGAGTTCACACGCTGTACCGAAAGTGAAGTATGGCAGGATGTGATGGACTTCAATCTCAACTGGACATTCAATAACTGGAACGATGAATTCATAAACTGCCCTGCCAAACACAGGGCATTGTTCGCTGAGTTCAGGTCTGGAAAGACGGTGGCCTGTGGGTATGAATTGTTCAGGAACGTTTTCAAATACCCCGGCATCAGGGCAGCAGTGATCAGGAACATCTGTCAGGAATTAGTAGATTCGACGATCCCGCAGCTTCAAGACCTGTGGGATTGGGAGGCAGCAGGGTTCAGGTACAACCATTCGACGAAAGAACTAAGATTGCCGGGACGCAGGACGATCGAGTTCTTCGCTATGGATAAAGACGATGACAAGCGGAAGCTGAAGAACGTCGCGCTCGGATTCGTGTTCGTCGATCAGGCTGAAGAGATCCTTGAATCGATCTACGATATGGCAATAGGCCGGCTGTCTCAGCCAAACGCTCCGAACAGATCGGTCATTTCAGGCAATTTCGAAGGCAAGGGATGGTATTGGGATCGGTTCTACTCTAACCCTTTGGGTGTATCATCCGGTGTCTTTAAGGGTCGCCCCAGAGATTATGGGGTGTATCAGGGTAGGCATCCTAACTTCGTCGGGTTCTGGCCCCCGCCTTTCCTCAACGAAAAGAATCTCCCGCCGGGGTACTACGACGACCAGATCGCCTCGCATTCCCCTGCTTGGAACGATAAGTATATGTATGGGATCCCGGTTGGAAACGCTGGGCTTCTGCACAAGGAATTCAATGAGTCGAGGCACATCATCCGTGCGAAAGATTACTTCATCCCGCCAAACCACATGGCGTGGGTAAAGTATGAGAGCATGGATCACGGCATCGCAACGCCGACCTGCTGGCTGTTTGTGGTGTACGATCGGGAGAATGACACGATCTACTTCATCGACGAATATTACGAAGTACAAAAAAATATGTATGAACATGGCCCGAATGTTCTTAAATTACGGCAGATCCACGGAAAGCCGAATATGGCGATCGGTTGTCCGGCAGCGTTCGGGAGAGAGAAGGACGGGAAGACTGTTGCAGACGATTACCGTGAGCAGTTTCAGATTGTGCTCGAACCGCATAACGTTCACATCGATACGAGAATCGATATCGTTAACAGAAGGTTCTCTCTCGGGAAGATCAAGATCTTTGAACGGTGCGTGAACCTGAAAGCACAGCTGGAACACATCACGTGGAAGAACTATGAAGACGCAGAAGATCACGCACTTGAACCGTTTCAGAGGATAGTAGCCATGATTGACGGTGGAAACAGCCAAGTATCGCTCGCCTCGCTCGAAAAGAAGAAGAGGGAGCGGGAACAAGAGGAACGAACAGCTGACGTTCCGCTGGCTTTGGAACGAGAGAAGACCGGTCGTGGCAGGAGAGCGCGGACCGGAAACGTGTTGAAGCGGCAGTTCTAATCGAAGGAGTGGCTGATGCGAGAGAAAGTCAAGACTTCGGCTCGGAGACGGGGAAAGCGAAGATCACGAAACGTCCGGCTGGCTGAGGCGGTAGTTCCGGCTCGATCCATCCCGGCAACGCCTGTCCCGCAGAACGGCATAGGCACGGTTGGGACGTCGATTTTTTCCGGCATCATCAGCGGAGTAGAGTTCAATGCGGAACTGACGGACGATAAAGCCATCGAAATGTTCGACAAGATGGCCCGAAGCGACGCGCAGATTCAGTCAACGATGCTTGCTGCCACGCTTCCGATCAGGGCTGCTCTGTGGGACGTGGAACCGGGAGACGATGACGCGAAATCGGTCGAGATCAGGGATGAAGTGTACCGGCAGCTGTTCGAGAACGACAATTTCACGTGGGACGATTTCCTGCGGCAATGCCTGTACTACCTGACCTACGGGTTCTACGTGTTCGAGAAGGTCAGGGGCATGAAGGATGGGAAGTACCAGATTCTCAACCTCTCGCCCCGCCTTCCGAAAACGATACGAGGGTGGTATCAGAACGAAGAGGGGATGCTGCGCGAGGTCGAGCAGTTCGCCATGTTCCCAGATGGGAAGTACCACACCGTGCGGATCCCGAATGATTCGCTCCTGTTGTTCACGCACGATCGAGAAGGGAATAACTTTCGCGGGAAGTCGATGCTGCGGACGATCTACCGGAACTATCTGGCGAAGGATCTCGGTATCCGGTTGGATCTGATCCAGAGCGAGAGACACGCGGTAGGGGTTCCGAAGATCACGCTCCCGCAGACCATCGCTGATGGGGATGAAGAAGCAGCGGAGAGCGTGGGCGAGACGTGGAGAGCGCACGAATCACAGTACCTTGTCGTTCCGCATGGGTACGGATTCGAGATCGTTGACATGAAGACCAGTTCGACGAAGAACATCCTCGATTCCGTGAAGTACCACGATACGGAAATATCCTCGAACATCCTCGCTCAGTTCCTTGATCTCGGCAAGACCGAAACCGGCGCGCGCTCCGTGGGCGAGACGCACTCCAATACCTTCCATCATTCCCTCGAATCGATCGCAAAGTACGTCATGTCCGTGCTGAATGATAGCCATGAGAAGAGGCGGTTGATCCGTGAGATCGTGGATTACAACTACGGGCCGCAGGAAAAGTACCCGTATCTGAAATGCACGAAGATCTCCAGCGTCGATTATGACAAGCTGGCGATGACGCTGAAGACGCTTGCCGATGGCGGGATGCTCACGGCTCAGTATGAACTGGAGTCGTGGCTCAGGCAGGAACTCCACCTGCCTGAACTGCAGGAGGACAAGTGGGAGAAACCGCAGAAGCCTTCCATGAATCCGCTTGAGGGGCTGTTCGGTAGGCCGGCTGAAAAGAAAGAGGACAAAGAGGACGATGCGGACGAAGAGACCCCGCAGGACGACAAGGATGTCGAGCAGAGGGATCACTTGGGCCATGTCCATCTCAAATCACCGGACGACGTGGCTGTCGGGTACTGGCGCCCGTTGACCGAACTGGAGAAATCCATCGGCCTGAAGGAAATGGATTCCAAACTGCGCGAGTACATGGTCGAAGCGTTCGAAGTTGCAGACAAGTTCAGAAATGACATGATCAAGGCTCTTGTCGATGAAGGGCTGAAGCTGCTGTCATCGAAGAAACCGATCGATGAATTCACTCGGTCGATCATCGAAGTAAAGATCCCCGGCAAGGCGAAGATGGCTTCCGCGATGGCTGCTGTTCTGAAGCAGGTTCACCGGTATGGCACGGAGCGGGTCGCTGAAGAAATGTCCTCGACCACGGTCAAGCAGATGGGGCCGGTTCCGAAAAAGAAAAAGAAACCGCTGACCCCGATCTACGAGGATCCGCTCGAAACAGACCGGCTGGCTTCCGCTCTCTCTGAGACCACCGTTTCATCGGTCACGAACAAGATGCACACCGAATGGAGACGCGAGTTGATCTCACAGCGGAAGACCGGAGTCGTGAACACGAAGGGGCTGATGGACACGCTGCTGGCCCTCTCGAAGAATGACTTCAAGGGCGAAATGAGACAGGCCGTGAATCAGATGTTCGGGCTTGGCAGAGCAGAGGAAGCCATGCGCCGAAGAGACGACATCCAGAACATCATCCGATCCGAGGTAATGGACGACGCCACGTGCGGGGCTTGCGAGAAGGTAGATGGTGCTGAGTTCACCGCAACGGATCCGGCTTTCGACGCTTTCGCATCCGGTCCGTACATCGAATGCGAGGGCGGGGATAACTGTCGCGGGATCAACATCTACGTCGCGAAAGGAGACGAGTGATGGCTCTGATCCGGTGTGGTAAATGCGGAAAAGTTTTGGCTGAGCAGACGACGACCGGCTATGAAGTTCGCGTTAAGTCGCAGAAAAACTTGCAGATCCGCTTTCAGACCGGGGAAGTCACGTGTCCTGAGTGTAGAACGAAAAAGCTGATGGAAGTAAAAAGTTCTTGACATTGGCCCTGATTATATTATATTACTATCAATTGCTACCTGTTCAGCCGGTAGAGGCCCGTTGAGGCCCGAAGGGATTCCTGCCCGTCGGGCCTTCTTTTTAAGGAGAGCATCATGCCGTGGAAAACGAGCGACGTCGAAAAGATCAAGGGCGGTCTGACACCCGAACAGCAGGAAAAGTGGGTGAAGATCGCGAACGGCGTTTACGATTCGTGCATGGTGGACGGGAACGACGAGAAATGTGCAAAGATGGCTGTGATGACAGCGAATTCGAAGGTTGGTGATGAAGAAATGATGGACAGGGTTCTCATTTCGCTGGAGACGATGCTCGCGGAAAACGATGTTCTGCGCGAGGTGAAACTGCTGTACCCCGGCGAGTTTGAACACGCTCTGTATGGCAAGTTCACCGTCACCGAGAAGGATCTGAACCACGCTGTCGAGAACTGGCAGAAGAACGTGGGGGTCGTATTCGACGAGGATGGATCCCCGATTCTCCCGTTCAGCTACCAGCACGCCGGTCACGATCAGGATCCCGAGAAGGCGAAGGCCGCTGGCTGGATCCGCAAGCTGTTCCTGAAGGGCAGCGAACTGTGGGGATCCGTCGCTTTCACCGCGAAGGCGAAAGAGTACATCGCGAACAAGGAATTCCTGTTTCAGTCTCCCGAATTCAATCACAAGTGGAAGGACGAGAACGGGAAGGAACACGGATTCACCCTCCGAGGATCGACGCTCACGAATGTCCCGCATCTCAAGAAGGGCCAGATGGCGATTGCCCTGACGGATGGGGATTGCTTGATCATGAATTCAACCAACGCCCCTACCGCAGATGCGAGAGAAGCGGGGAACGGCGGGAACCTCAACGAAGGAGCCATGAAAATGGAAAAGCAGCTGCGTGAGATGCTGAAGCTGAAAGACGACGGGGATATCGTCGCTGCCGTGAAGACGCTGATGGAAGAGAAAGCGGTCGCGGATGCGAGGGTCGTCGAGTTGACCGAGAAGAAGCCGGAACCGGAGAAGGGCACGGTCGTTCTGACCGAGGCTCAGTTCAACCTCCTGAACGATGGAGCGAAGGCCGGGATCACGGCAGAGAAACGGCTGCGCGAGATGGAAGCCGCTGGCTACGTGGACGGGCTGATCAACTGCGAAGAGCCGCGATTGCTCCCCGCCCAGCGCGACAAGTCCATCGCCATGTATCTCGCGGATCCGATCGGATTCAAAGAGTTCATGGACAAGTCGTCTCCGGTTCTCAGCACGAAGAAGAACGGCTCGGATGGCAACGCGCCGGATGGTGGATCCGAAGCGGTCACGAAACTGACCGAAGAGATCAAGGCGTACGCAGCCGAAAACAAGATCCAGTTCACCGAAGCGAAGCGGATCATGAAGGCGAAGGATCCGGTCCGTTTCTCCGCGCTCGGTTATTGAGAAAGAACGTTTTTTAAACCGAAGGAGTTTGCAGCATGACCATGATTCCGACCAGTCCGTTCGAGTCTGCGAGCTTCTCCACCCAAACCGATCTCTCCGATTCGCTGTTTCACACGGCGAAGCTGAGTTCCGGCCTCATCATCCTCGGAAACTCGAAGGGCGGTCCGGTCGAAGGGATCATTCAGGAGAAGGTCAAAGCGTCAGCCACGGACGAGCGCACGGTTCAGGTTGCCATCAGCGGGATATGCCGTGCCGAATGCGGTGCGAGCGTGAGCGAAGGCGACTACCTGATCGACGATGGATCCGGTCGCCTGATCCCCGACGATGGTGCGAACCAGTTCGTCGTGGCGCGCGCCCTCGCAGATGGCGACGCCGGGGATTATATCTCGGTGCGCCTCATCCTTTCCCCCACCCTGACCGCGTAGAAGGAGATCGACCATGCCTCTGAGCAGATCCGAATTCCAGAAGGTCGATCCCTACTTGACGAACCTTTCGATCGAGTACGCGAATCGACCCGACGCTTTCATCGGCACGAAACTCATGCCGGTCATCCCGACCGGTGGCGAGATCTCGGGCCTGTTCAAACAGTTCGCGAAAGCGAACCGGTTCAAGGATTACGACGGGAAGGACAAACGCTCCCGGCTGGCCCGTTCGGGTCAGGTTCACTCGGAAATGGGCGACGATCAGACGTTCGCCTGTAACGAGTATTCACTCCACGATGGCGTGTACCAGCGCGATTACAAGGTCTTCCTGTCGAAGGGCTTGGATCTGGTTGAGTACGCGATTCAGCTGGTCGTGGATGCTCTGATGATGGGCCGCGAGAAGCGGATCTCCGCTCTACTGCAGTCCGGCTCCGTCCTGACCAATACCGCGGCACTGAGCGGAAACGACCGGTGGGACGTGTTCACCAGCGAGTCGTCCGACCCGTTCGCCGACGTGGAGACGATGCGGAACAGCATCCACTCCCTGACCGCGCTCGATCTCAACACGCTCGCCGTGGGGAGACAGGTTTACAACCAGCTGAAGCAGCACCCCTCGATCATCGAGCGGATCAAGTTCACGATGACCGCGATCGGCAAGAACATCACCCCGGCGCTCATGGCACAGGCGTTCGACGTGGAAGAGTTCCTCGTCGGGAATCCCCTGCGCGTGACCACGGATGAAGGTCAGGCCGCGACCCTCGGCTACATCTGGGGAAAGAACGTCATCGGCGCATTCGTCAACCGCTCCGCTCCGACGAACCGGACGCAGATGCTCGGATCCATTTTCTCCGTGGAAGGGAACGAAGCCCCGATCATGGCGAAGTGGTATGAGGATGGCGTCAAGGGAACGTTCGTCGAAGGCACGATCGACGAAGACGAAAAAGTGGTGGACGCGAACTGCGCGTACCTGTTCACGACCGTGGTGTCCTGATAATCCCCCGATCCGAACGGGAGGGCGGCGGCGAAAGCCGTCGTTCTCCCGTTCCTGACGGGTAAACGAAAGCGAGGAAAA